GGTCAAGGTTGTTAAGGATAGACAATATATTTTTCCTTTATTAAGTATGTTAATAGGTGGTTTTATGGAAACTGGGGTTGCTATTGGTGGTGTAACCTTTAATCATGATTGTCAAATTATGTTTGAGCGTTTGCAGAAAGCAAAAAGACGTTACGGGTTAGATATAAAAGGTATGGATATGGGTCAAGGTAAAGATGTTCAAATGTGTATCATTGAGATGGTGCGAAAGTTGTTTGTTTTGTTAGGTTGGCCCATGGGTGATTTTCAAAAATTTCGTTCAGCTTATTTATCAGTAATTTTTTGGTGTGTCCATTATAAATATGATGTAATATTTCCAATGTCTGGAATGCCATCTGGATTCGTGGGAACAACTGTTCAGAATTGTTTGATTATTATTTTATGTATGGTGCTATGTGCAATAAGAGTATCAGCACATTATAACAGACCAATCGAGGAGGTTTGGGCTGAGATGGTCAATTTGATTTATGGTGATGATCAAGCACCAGGGTTTTTAGACATGAAAATTGTTATTCCTTTTGAGGTTTATGTTGCATCTTTTGAGTCAATGGGTTTCCAGGTAACGACCTCTAATAAGTTATCGATTGACAAGGCTAGAAGCGAGGAGCTTGTTAATGGGATTGAATTTCTCAAAAGGAAATTCAACATTATAGATTACAATGGTAAAACATATGTGGTGATGAAATTATCATTTGATAGTATCTATAGGATGTTGACTTTTTATGAGAGAAGCAGTGCACTAACTAGGTCTGAGTGGGCTAGTGTGGTCTTTGATAATGCACAATTTGAGCTAGCTTTCCACGGTGAGGAAGTTTATGCCAAATCAGAATTAGTCTTTACCCATTTTAAGGCAATTACTGCATGTCCAAAGAAGGTGCAACCTTGGGGCTTTTGGATAGAGAAATTCCTGAGTGGAGTTGCCCCATATACATATTCCTGACGGTGGTGGAATGTTGTACTCTATTGTATATTATTAGTAATAGTAATCTATGGTTCTAGTGGAACCCCGGTCCTGGAATGCCGGTATATAAGTAACCAGATGAGCTATGAG